GCTAAGGCTTTGGCTAACGCTTCGATTTTTGACGTTGAGGACAAGAATGCAAACATCATCGACATTACGCCCGCCATTGCCGGTTCACTGGGTGTCAGAAATATTCCGCAGGATGCAGGGGATACATGGCTCAGCGTGGGTGAATAAGTGGAGCTCCGGGATTTCCGACAAGGCAACCGGCAAGGATTTGGGAGTGGAGAACGCTAAGCAGGTTTGGGCTGACGAGCTGGCAGGTTTTGCAGGCCAGCCGGAGAGGATCAAGCAGGCATTGCAAGCCTGTGCAGACATGCCATCACCGCCGAGCCTTGCAGATTTTAAGAGGCTTTGTCGTGCTGAGAGGAGTGAGCCGGTCAGAGCGTTGCCCGCGCCAAATATGAGCGACGCAGAGCTGAGCCGCAGAAGAGAGCAGGCAGAGCGGATGAAAAAAGTGAAGTTTGGTGAGCCGGGGATAGGGTGGGCGTTAGCGCTAAGGGAAAAATACTTGAGCAGGGTACAAATCCCGGGGTGCTCCATAGCTGCCGCCTCGGGGGTGCTAGGGGAGGTTTGGAGTGGCCATGAGTGCAAGCCAAAGCGGACGGAGGAGAGCAAGTGAGCGTCACAGAAAAAATACTTGAGTACCTTTTGAAAAATGATGAAGCCCGCCTGACCTCAAATGGGGTGACCAAAATTTTTAATTGCGGCCTGCCGACGGCAAATAGGGCTCTCGGCATTCTGATCGATGCCGAAAAGATAAAGGTAGTAGATCGCGTTCGCGGAAAGGGTCAGGCCGCATTTGTTTATGCGCTATCGCCATCCGTAAGGATGCGCAAGTCTGGCCCGGTACCGCTAGACCCGGTGAGCGCTGCGATATTCGGCCATCCACACCGCATACCTAATCGGCAGGGGGTTGCGTGAAATGGGAAGTGTCGAAGAAAAACCCACTAACCGGGCGGGAATCCGGGCTTTGGAAGCTTGCAAAGATTGCGAGCAATGGAGAGGCAAGCTACCTGTTGACGCACAACTTAATCAAGGGGCCGCACGGCATAAAGCTGATGTGGTTTCCGACGGCTCAAGAAGCCATGAGTCACGCGGAGCAAGTCGAGCAGGGACGCAGGGCGAGCATTACAAATGCTTTGGAGATCGAGGCGTGATGGATGTGTACGAGCAAGTTAATTATTTGAGTGGGGGCATGTTTTGAGCTTACCGAATGATGTAGCCAGATGCGCGGGCTTTGGCGACGGGCCGGAAGATTGGCTAGAAGAGTGTCATGAGTGCCTTCGTCGTACCGACAAAGGAACGGGAGAGTGGATTGTTCAGATGCAGCCGCCAAAAATTATAGCGTTGTGGTGCGAGCATTTAATCGTTGAGGTAAAAAAATGAGCGAATGGGATAGCCAGGGCGACGACACCGATAAGGCTCAAGCTCAAGAGCACCGGATCAACGAGATGCAAATAGCTGTTCACAAGCGCATGGCGGGCGAGTTTGTCAGAGGTGAGCCGGGCGAGTGCGACTGGTGCGGCGGATACTTTGCGAGATTGGTTAATGGTGCGTGCGGACGTTGCCGTGACGAGTACAAGATTAAATGAAGAAGTGCCGCATCTGCAAAACACCTTTTGAGCCGGTGCGCCCATTGCAAACAGCATGCAGCTTCGCATGCGCTAGGGCTTACGGGAAAAGTTGTGGCGACAAAGAGAGGGCTAAGGCTGAGCAGCAAGAGCGCAGGGAGCATAAGGCAAAGCTCGCCAAGGCAAGAATGACGCTGCCCAAGGCCAAGGCCATCGCTCAAAAGGCGGTCAATGCTTATGTGAGGGCAAGGGATTACGGTAAGCCCTGTATATCGTGCGATGGGCCCCCGCAAGCCAATAAATTCGGAGGATCTGTAGACGCTGGCCACTTTCGCAGCGTAGGTAGTGCACCTCACCTCAGATACCACTTGCACAACGTACATGCACAGTGCAAGCGCTGCAATAACCGGCTTAGCGGTAATCATTTTGAGTACGGCAAAAGATTACCAGCAAGGATAGGGCAAGAGGCTTACGACAAGCTCTATGCAGATCAAAGTCCAAGGCATTACAGCGTTGATGATTTATTGAGGATGGCAAAGATTTTTAACCGCAAAGCAGCAATTACTGAGCGGCGCAAGGGTTTGGCGCACAGGGCATGAGTCAAAAAATTGCCCGTGGAATAAAACAAATCGGAGAGTCTATGAACCTAGCAGATACCCTGTCAATTGCAGAGTGGCACCTACACAACTGGGCTCGATGGATGAGATCATGCGATACCAGACTAGGCTACCCATCGAAGAGCGCGGGGCTACAGACTGCCAAGGTGGTCGGGGAGGATTACTTTGAGATCATGTGCGAGGATGCTGATTCCAGCGCGGCGGCAATAAGCTGGCGGGTAATCCAAGACCTCCCCCCAATACAAGGGGCGATCATCCAGCATATCCATTTACACAGTGTGTTTCGGTTCAGTCGGGCAAGGACAGAGGCAGAGAAGGTCGAGCTATACCAAGAGGCTGTGGAAAAGTATTGGCGTGATGCACAAGCAAAGGGGTTGTCATGACAAAAGATGCCGATTTAACGATCTTAGAGCTGGCGCTAAAAGAGGTGACGCTTGCACTGGATGCGCTTATAGCGGAGTGCATTGGAGCAGACGGGTTGCCAGTTGCGCCTAGCCGCCAGTCTTTAATGCGGTCAAAGGGACTACTGCCTAGCTACTGTGAGCAGTCTTTAAAAAAACGAAAGGAAGCCTAATGACTGGAATCATTAAACGTATCCGGGATGCTCTTAACAAAGGATGGCGGCATGAGTGATCTAGAAACAATAGACGTAAGCGGAGAGGGCTTGTCTCGGGACAGAAGGGCGGGTGGATCATGGATGTAGAAGTTCAGGACTTTACAAAGTTAAAAATACAGACTTACACAAAACGAATTAACCTGAAACCATGTCCGTTTTGTGGAGGCATCAATCTGTTCATGGTTATTGCAGAGGTTGCAAGCATTGAATGTAAAAATGAATCATGCGGCGCAATGATTCATTACGGGGCGACAAACTACGATCCCGCGAGAGGATCCCGTGCAGTTGTAAGACGATGGAACAAGCGGTCTGACGCCGGCCGCTTACTGAAGACTAAAAGACCTTAGAGAAAGAATTAGAAGATGAAATAACAAGTGTTGTGTGCGCAAAAAAAGTTAGTTTTCTTCTTGACAAACATAGGTGGGTGGCATAGATTTGTCCTTGCAAGACCTCGTTCGCCCATAGAAAACGTAAGACGCATCGGAGAGACGAGGGCCAATAGGACTGTAGACTGGCTCATTTGGCGATGCATGCGCAGGCTGATGCGCTACGAGAAAGAGCAGTGATACGAGCCGTTCCGTTTTTCGGACTGCACGGCAAGCCGAGATCAGTGCCGGCCACCAGCTATTAAATCCTACTAATTGAATAGAAAATTAGTACATCGCCCGCCCTGAGCAATCACGGCGGGTTTTTGCTTTTGGCGGCAAGTTGTGCTGCGAATGCCTTTATTGCTGCGTGCTGAGACGGTAGCGCGTAGATGCCGCGCACCTCAATTAGCAATTCAGCCGCTTTCCGTGCGCGATACGCGGCTACACGCTCATTTGTCGTTTTTGCTGTGCTCATAAAATTTCGCGGCCTCCTTGGTTATGCGTTGCAGTCTGGCTGCCAGATCATGTAGAGGTACGCCTCGCGCCATCTCAAAAGCCTGAAACGCTTCTAGCGTGTCCGGCGCTGCGTTTATGTCTGTATAGCCGTCGCATCGTGTCGCGATGAACTGAATGCCGGAGTCGTGGACAAGGCGCTGGTCCTGCCAGCGCCATGCCTTGTGCCAGTTGTAACGCTTGCCGGTCATTTTGTTTTCCCGTTGTATAGATACTGAGATTCGGCACGAATGCGGCCAGCCTCGCTTTTTTCCGCGTGTGACGACAGGGCGTCGCTGATAATGGCCGCCGAGCGCATGGCTGCGCCAAGGTGCGAAAAGTCGATGATGTCGAAACGCTTGACGCTACGGCACTGCATAGCCTCTTGCTGTGCGGCGAGGAATAAGCGTGCGGCAAGAAGGTTGTTTCCAGAGTCGCGGGCCGTGGCGGCTTTTTTGAATGTGTTTTGAGCGGTCTTGATGTTCATTTTTGAATCTCCTAAGAGAGCCAGCTACCGGAGGCGTCGGTGGATGCGTCGTGCATCCATGTAGTAACTATAGCAAGGCGTTACGCGCAACGCAATAACTATTTCAATAAAACTTTTTTATAGCTTCGGCAGCGCACCCCTCCTAGCGCGTCACTGTTCCGCAGGTAACGGGCCGAGACCTGCACCTAACATCAACGTAAACGGAGCGGATTATCCGTGAGGGAGTAGACACGTGGCAGCTAGAATAAGGGTGCGGCACCAAGATGAGATACGCCAAAAGATACAGGCAAGTCAGTTAATTAATCGCCTTACAGATCATATATCTGGGGAGGTCGAGCTAAGTAGCTCGCAGATCAAGGCTATTGAGATCCTGCTGAAGAAGAGCGTGCCTGATTTGAGCGCTGTGTCCCTTGAGGGGCCTAATGATGACGGCTCGCACACCATTAACGTGATCGAGCGAAAGATTGTCAAAGCTTGAGATACAGACGCCTGCTGTATTTGAGCCGCTGTTATATCCGGCTCGATACAAAGGGGCGCACGGTGGGCGGGGAAGTGGTAAGTCGCATTTTTTTGCTGAGTCGTTGATTGAGCGCTGCTTGCTAAACCCCGGTACTCGCTGGGCGTGTATCCGCGAGGTTCAGAAAAGTTTAGAGCAGTCAGTCAAAAGGCTGCTTGAGGACAAGATTCAAGCGCTAGGTGTTGGCGATCTGTTCGAGATTAAGCAATTTGAGATCGTGACGCCGGGCGCTGGGATCATTATTTTTCAGGGGATGCAGAACCACACGGCGGACTCTATTAAGTCACTAGAGGGGTTCGACGGCGCGTGGGTCGAGGAAGCGCAGAGCCTTAGCCAAAGATCGCTAGACCTGCTACGTCCTACTATTCGTAAGGACGGTTCAGAGCTTTGGTTTAGTTGGAACCCGTCAAAGGATACTGACCCCGTTGATGCGCTGCTCAGGGGTGACAAGCTACCGCCTAATGCTGTTGTCGTGCAGGCTAACTACTCTGATAACCCTTGGCTGCCTCAAGTTCTCAAGGAAGAGCTTGAGTATGACCAGCGGCGAGACCCGGACAAGTTCGCGCATGTATGGCTTGGGCAATACCAGCAGAATTCCGAGGCGCGAGTATTTAAAAACTGGCGCATCGAAGAGATGGAGCCGCCGCCCGGAACGATCTTCAGGCTTGGGGCTGATTGGGGATTCTCGGTTGATCCTTCGGTTCTGGTGCGATGTTGGGTAGAGGGCAATAACCTCTACGTGGATTACGAGGCGTACATGGTGGGTTGTGAGATCGTAAATCTCCCAGCCCTTTTTCTTTCCGTACCCGATGCCGAGAAGTGGCCGATTGTCGCCGACTCAGCAAGACCGGAAACTATCTCGCATATGCAGAAAAACGGATTCCCCAAGATTTTGCCGGCTATCAAAGGCCCGAAGTCTCTAGAAGAGGGCGTCGAGTTCTTGAAGTCATTTGACATTGTTGTGCACCCGCGCTGCAAGCACCTCATAGATGAGCTGACGCTGTACAGCTACAAGATCGACGATCAGACACAGCAGGTCTTGCCGACCTTGAGCGACAAAGACAATCACATTATCGACGCGCTCCGCTATGCCTGCGAAGGGCTGCGGCGCGCGTCAAAACCAAAACCCGCAGTCAAGCGAGAAATTTATCGGCCAA